TATTAGCATTTCTGTTTAAAGCCCGTCTAATGGCCCCGTCACCCGATGCAAATAAATTACGACGTTTATCATTCATGTCAGCTGCTCGGCCCTTAGCGGTCAACAGAGCCGCCTTCTCGCCCAATAGACGATCCACATCTCTGTCACCTTGGACAAACAGTTGATATTGTCTTGATGAATTAGCCACAATAGCCTTCTGAACCGTAGTTTCTAAATCTTCAAACGCTACAAACTCCACAATATTAATGTGCAGCTCCTTGTCTAAGTCCCATTCATCGGTTTGATTAGTAACATTATATAAAACATTATAATCTTTGCCATTAGCCTCAATACCAAACCGGCGAGGAGAAGCAGTAATTCTAACATTTAAAGTATTATCTACTAAACCACTGATAAGCTCAGCAGAAATCAAAGATCCAGTCTTCATGTCATCTGTATAATCTGACAATAAAACTCTACCCTTAGTATCAGAAGAAATGGGACGAACAGAATGTCCCACTGGTCCTGTGCGGCTAGGTGTAACTTTGATAGGTCTATAGTTTGCAGCCAAACCTCGCAACTGGTGTTCCAAAGTCTGTTGATTTAATGTAAACTCAGCCAAGTTTACATCAGTGTTAAGACTATCGGTGAGACTAGTTACAATTTGTTCACCTGCATTAAACAGTAATTCATTAACAGCATCAAGTTTACTCATTAATCCCATGATAATCTCCTTTTAAAAAGACCCAAGGCCCCCTTTCGGGGGCTCTGGGCGAATGTGTATTTAATTGTCAAATTAGGTAGCAGCGTTACCGAAACCATCAGCACCCGGGCTAGAAGCATTAGCTTCAAACACAGAGTGGTTAGGAGCGGTAGTGTACTCAGCAGACCATGCTCCATCATTAGCCAAAGCTTCAGCAGAAGCATTGTCACCAGTGTTGAGTGCATAAGCACCTAATGAAGCTTGATACAAGTCTCGGACTGCTGCGTCAGTAGAAGCGCTAACATCCGTAGTAGTTGCACCAGTAACAGCAGTACCAGAAGCACCGCCAGTATTACCAGAACTAGCAGTACCAGTATTAAAGTCTGTTAAATCGTTTGTAGTACTATCGAAATCAAAATCACCAAAGGTCAGGTTAGCTGCAGCGGAACCACCAATAGCTTGATTAGCAGCAAACATTGGGTTGGTAGAACCAGTATGAACAGAAGCGTTAGGAGTACCCACGCACACAGCAGCATGCTCAGGCTTCATAACACCAGTACCGCCCATCATCGAAGCAACCGTGAACACGGTGTTACGACGAACATCGTCAACCTGATCGACCTTAAGGCCCATCATCTTAAGCGAAGCAACACAAGCTTGTTGCCAAATCAAAGCCTTCACAGGCATGACACTAAAGCTTCTGTTGTAACGAGCTTCACCAATCTTAAATTGACCATAGTTGGCATCAGGCAAGTGATTGGTCTTGATGATCGTGCAGCCTTGATACTCAAGACGATCAGCAAGATTGAACATACCTTGACCAAGAGGTGAACCTAAGCCACCAGCTTCAGCAACACCACCAAACAGGGGTCGACCAGCACCAGCAGCCAAATCAGCAACCACTCGGGCAACACCAAGAGCACGAATGTCTTGGAAAGCACGAGGAGAAACTGCACAGTAGACACCCTCGGTTGGAGCATCAACTTCTTGCAGTCTGATTTGGAACTCTTCAATCTTCTCAAGAAGCTTCAGAGCAGCGTTGGTTCTGTTATCAGCCGAAGCTGAAGCATTACCTAAATTATCAAAATCACTATTACAGAAGACCTTACCACCTAAACCACCAACGGCAGAGAAGGTAGAGGAATTGAAACGATTATCGGTTGCCCGAGGGTCGTTATCTAATCCATCTTCTGCAGCGGCACGAGCAATGTACGCACCGATTTGACGGTCACGCGCATCCGACAGGGTACGACCAGCTTGGCGAGCAAGCTCAGAACGATACTCCCATTGGGTGAGCATGAGGTCAATGTTGTCGAGCTCAAAGTGAGTAGCGATAGGTCGCTTATCAAGAGCCACACGGAACGTGGTAGCGGCACTATCTTCGTTACCGACCAGTTCCTCACCAGCTTCCCACACGGGGTTCAAGCTGACGTATCCGGTCACTGGGAATTCCATAGTGGTACCGGAAGAAATAGTACGCGATTCGACCAATGGTTCAAAAACATTGTATTGATCGTAAGCGTGAATAACTTCGCCTGCCCAAATAGGAAGGACAAGGCGACCATCACCCGCAGTGGGGTTATTAAACGAAATGCCACCAGCAGTATTAGCACGATACGCTAATTCGGAAGCAACTAAACTATCTCCAGCCATGATTAAATCTCCTTATGTTATGGCTAAAATATGTAGACAAAACTAAGAAGCAATGATTATTCCGTAGAGTCACAGCTTACACTACGCAGAACTACTTTTTTAACTCGTAAGCCTACTTGTTCGCACATTGTAGTGTTTCCTCACTAAACCTTGTCTAAGAGTTTAGCGGGTAAAGATGCCAGAATTCATAGTATGAGCAATCCTTTGTTCGGTCAATTGCCGATACTCAGGATCAGACCGATATCTTGGATCTGACATAGCCATATTCATCTCTTGACGCGATCTAAAAGGTTCCAAAGCTGGAGCCTCTTGTGCACTAGATGCGTTCTCAGATTGAATTCGCCTTGGTTCCTGAGCCTTAGGTTTACTCGCCATATCTTGATCATATCTGGCTTTAAGACCAAGAAGGGCAGTCTGATATGACGGACCCGAGAGCATGTTGTTTAATGAATCACGCTCTTGATCCGACAAAGACTCGCTTGCCCAATTTAAAATGTTATCTAATTCAGACGTACCACCAACAACAGTAGAAGCTGAATCATAGGCTTCCTTACGCAAAGCCTTTTGACCAGCAATAAATGTTTCAACAACACCGTCATCTACATTCATTGCTCGCTTAATAGCATCTCTCGTCTCAGAGGAAAAATCTCCAGTCATGGCAAGCTCTGACTGCCACGTTTGCCACTGTTCATTGAGAGATGGGATAGGCGGCTCTTCTTTCTTTTGAATTCTAAGCTCACCTTTAGAGGGCGTAGCCTCTTGTGGTTGTGTCTGTTGCTCCTGAACAGGCCGAGTAGGGATTTCTCCAGTTTCAGCATACTGTCGCTTAAGCTGAGCGATCTCTTGCCTAGCTTGAGTGTATTGCCCCTGTGCTTCTTTAAGAGAGTTAAACCATGCTTCTGTGTTCTGAAAGTTCTCAGGCACAGTCAAGCCTTGATCTTTTACATAGGTTTCAAAAGCAGCTTTCTCTCTTGCAAGATTGGCATCTTCAGGATTAACGATGGGTTGAGATTGTTCCTGTTGTGGAGTCTCATTAACTTCAGACATAATACCTCACTTTATTTCTTTTTTGCAATATCTTTATACATTCTTTTAAACGAACTAAACTCATAAGTGGTAGCACTTCTACCATTTAATCTTTGATTGAGTCTTTGATATTTTTCAACAGATTGGAAAGGACAGCCATATAATCCAGTTACTGGATCAACTCCAATAGCAGTAATATTACCAAGTTTATCGTCGCTATTGTTACTAATAGTATAAACAATAGTTAATTCACAACCTTCTTCGATACCAGTAACTTCAAATCCAACAGTATGATCTCCAGTGGCACCTAAAGTACCAATAGAACCACTAAAACCATTAGCCGTTGTAGTTCTAGTAGGAGTACCCTCATCATCAGTAAACACAGCCTGCACAGTTAAATCTGCTGCAAAGGCATCTGGGTGCGTGGCATCAGTAGTAATAAAATCTTGATCGTACAATAAAGCTACAGATAAATCAACACTACCTGAAGCAAATCCACCTGTACCCGCTGCAAAAGCTTCACTGGGAGCAGTAGCAAATGTATTAGTAATAACTGTATCCACACTTTCTGGATCAAAATCAATGTCCGCTGGACCTGTATAAGTTAAAGCCATAGTTTTACCCCTTCTTATTTAATAAAATCTTTTGGAATTTTTTAAAATCAACATAATCAGGGGCAGTAGAGTTATTAAATTTAAGATTAGCCTCTCTAAATGCAACCCCATCAGAACCTTTTACCTTCGTGGTAGTTAAGGTTGTAGTCTTTACCTCTGTAATGTCAGAGTTATTTTCAAAATGATAAGCTACTCGAACCGTACATCCTTCAGGAATACCTCTAAACTTAAGCTTAAAGCTAACTGGAGCGACAGAGATAGCTTGCAAATCAGCTGAAGCTGTTGTATCAATTGCATATGAAATATTATCAGAACCACCAAAGCTATCATCAATAGATTTAACTAATGATGTACCTAAAATATCTAAATTTCTAGCAAAAGTTTGATCGTTTTCAAAATCTTGAGTAAGAGTTAACTCATCAATAACCAACTTTAAAGAGCCTGAAGCATATCCAGCAGTAAACTGAGAAACCGCATTAGAAAGATCTGTTTCAATTTCTACCTCTGAAGAAGAATCACTGTTAGAATAAACATCAAAGGTTATATCAGGAATAGTAATATCAGTTAAGCCACCCTCACCGGTATCGTTATCAGCAGCTACAATCTCATTCCACATCAGCTCAGCAAACTTTAAAGAGCCAGCATAGTTGGGATGGACAGCATCACTAAGATAAGTTGTACCCGTTCCGCCGTCTTCATAAACAGAAGGTTCTCCATATTCATCTCGAACCATTTGATGAAGATCAATAAATGAAATATCGCTTTGATCTGCAAAAGATCGGAAGTAGTTTGCTCTTTGTTGATGAATAACAGTAGCACCGTTTGTTTGAGTCTGGTATCCTCCTACTAAAATAAAGTGAAAAGGATCTCTGCCCATAGACGTAGCAAGATCTCGATATCGTTTAATAATTTGAGGATACCACAAAGCAGTACCTCTTTCCAACCCATCAGCTCCATCGTTTTGACCCAAATGAATCATAATAATATTAGTATCTTGAAGTTTAATTAACTCTTCAATACCGTAGGTGTGTAGGCTTGGTCTGTAAGTGGCACCATCTGTTTTTTGTTCAATCATACCAATAGCAGCTTGATCAGCATCAGATTCAAATAAATTATCAGATGCAGCTGGAGCACCAAAGTTCCAGTATTTTTCATCAACCTTGCCACCTTCAGTTAAATGGTGACCAGTTTGCCAGCCACCATCACCCAAGTATTGAAGAGTCATGCCGGTTAAACTTTCATTAATCCAATGATTATTTAACCAAATACACTGACTACCAGCAGGATTAATATCTCCAGATGTAGCAGTAGCTCTAATCCTAATTAAAAAGTTACCGCCAGTAGTTAAGTCGGCCTCAGTATTTTGAGGAATAGGAATCTCCCAAGTATGTACCTCATTACCATCACCGTTATATGTTAAAGTAACAGGAGAACTAATAGAACCACTGCCTTGCTGTCTAATCTCATAGGTAATTTGAGTAATGTGTTCTGAAGGATCGCCAATATATTGCTGAATTTTAAACGTAGTAGCACCCGATTGAAAGAACCTGTTGCTTGTATCCTGACTAGCACCAACATAAAT